GTTTGCATAGTAAGAGAGTTTACGTTTCTGCTTACGAACTACATCCTTATCAGATTCATTACCACTGTTCCATAACTCACGATTATATTCGGAGACAGGATCTTTACCACCTGTTGTGGTCAAAGAGTTTTCAATGTACCATCCACCTGGCCCTTGAAATGCATGTGAATACATTTTTGACCAAGGAATATCCTCTCCATCGGGAGCAGGAAGAAAACGGATAACGGCATAACCATTACCAGTTTTATCAAGTTCTGGTTTCCAAAGGCGGTCATCACCACCTCCACCATTGTTCATCTTCTCCACCTCTTTGACTAATTTAGAAGTCAAAGATCCTAGAGAGGATTGTTTTTTTAAGTCTGAAAATGACATTTAGATTTTATTGAGATTTGGCTTGTGTGTACCTTGTTATTCTAATACCACTAAAATTTTTTGTCAATCTCTTTCTTCATCATAGTCACCATATTATTCATATTAGCAAATAAGATGTTCATATCGACATTAGTGGGGAGTCCCATTTGGACAGCACCTTTTATGATACTCTCCTTCATCTCCTGTGCCTCTGGATCATCAGATAAACTAACACGAGTATAAAGAACTCGTTGTTTATTCAACAATCTCTCCAGAATGGACACATGATATAATTGATCCTCTTTAGACATTGTGGGAAACTTAAATACATTTGCATAAACTTCTTCTTGAAGTTCTTGTATCTCAGTCATCTCCGCACGAACAACATTTGAATCGAAAAAACTCATAAAATTATTTCCTTAAGGATCTTTTTATAACGAGGTACATCTATATTTAGGAAAGGTTTGTATTTTTTAATTTTCCTACTGACGGTTTCCCATACAGGGTCATTTAATTTTTTATCAAAGTTCTTTCCATATTCAAATATTCTATCATAGATTACTAAAGTTTCAAGTGATATGTCTCCACCAAGATATCCTTTTAACACTGGTGGGTGTCCCCTTGAACAATCAAATATATCTTTCAACTCCTTTCCTTCAAATAAACTATTAGTTTCTTCTTTGAAAGTGTATGATAATGATTGAACTTTCTTTTTCCAATCGGTGTATCTACCCTCACCCTCTCTTATCATCTCACCAATCCACATTGTGCCAGGATCAGTAGAGCTTACGAAATTAGAAACAAAAAAATCCTCTATCTCTTTATCATTCTTTTGTCTTGCAAACTTCTCAAACCAAAATCTATCTTTTCTCTTGTAAAAGGCTTGAACAGTTGCTCTGGTTTTACCACGATACTTATGATAGTCATAATGATCTTTAGTAAAGTGATTCTTCAGAGACAAATAACAACGATAAGCATCAAAGGGCATCATTAAAAAATCAATTTTGCACGGGAGGTTCTTTTTAAAAAATTTAGTTCCTGTGCTTCATATTTAATCTTTTCCTTCAAAGGTTTTGATATGAGTTTAGGAACTGATTCTAAATCAATAGCATTTTGTTCACAGAAATGAATAATCGCATCGATATAATTCATCTCTTTATTTTCATACACAAGAGTTTCAATCTCCTGTGCAAATCTAGCAGGGCAGAAGAATTTACTTTCTAGTGCTTTTTCTAGTTCATTCTCCATTAGATGACCCAGTATGGTGATGTACAAATTCTTTTATATAACGAACTAGAAGTCTAATATAGTCGTCTTTGTTCCTTTTGTCAAATACTTTTACTTCACCACCAGGTGTTACCATAATAGTGATGAGTTTTTTGACAGGAATTTTTGTCAACTCATAGTACGCAGCAGCATAGAAAGTTTCCTGCACGAAATAATTTTCTAACCACTTTTCTGGCTTGATCTTATCTGATGTTTTAAAATCTATTACTGCTAACTCCCCCTCATACTCCCCAATGCAATCAACTCTTCCTGCAAGACCCAGATATTCAGAGTAAAGAGTTCTTTCTATTGCATGAATATTATTTATCTTATCTAGATATGGTTTAGAATGATGAAACATGAACTCAGTAAGAGGTCTGAATTCTCTCCAATCCATTTCCAAATTCATTAAATATGCCTGTGCTGCCTCATGATAATCTGTTCCACGAGTAGTTGCCTTCTTCGTAATCTGATTTGCCTTTTCATTTCCAACTCTTTTTCTCCACTCTACAAAAATTTGACGATTGTAAAATGAAGTTACTGAAGTGATGGAGGGAACCCAATCACCATTTGGAAGTTCGTAGAGTCTACAACCAGGAGTTTCTTTTTTATTTAATTCAAGATCACCAAGATAATTACAATGCTCAAAGATCATAAACCAAGTCCCAATTTTGCGAGTAGATATTCTTTACATAGACCTGATCTAACAATATCATCAACACCAAATTCAATGATGTTAACTGATGGCATGACACGGAGAATCTTCATGAAATCATGAATACCATTCCTTTCATTTTGTTTTATCAAGTCAGTTTGAGTTGCATCACCACAGAACATTATTTTTGTATCTGTGCCAACTCTTGTCATTATACTATCAAGTTCATGATAATTCAAGTTTTGAAATTCATCAACAATAATTACAGCTCTGTCTAAAGTAGTTCCACGAATGAATGATGTGCTCCAAAAATCTATTGTGTCTTGTGCTTTAAGATTGCCATAAAGCATTTCAAAATCTGCATCTGTTGGCATCTCAAACATATACTTTACCATATTTTTATATGGTATTTGATATAAGAATGATTTATCATCATGATCACCAGGTAAAAATCCTATTTCTCGTGTTGCAACAAGAGATCTTACAATGTAGATTTTATTATATGGTGTATGTGGATCTAAGACATCACTTAAAGCATTATAAAGAGTGATAAAAGTCTTACCAGTTCCTGCTGCACCATAGGCAACAATGTTTTTACCATCCTCATAGGATTCAAATAATACTTTTTGATTACTAGTGAGAGGCTCAATGTCTCTCATCATGTCAGTATTAATTGGTTTCTTTCTCTTCATTTGTTTAGACGTTAATCCAACGCCTATCGGTTGATCTCCTTTCTTTTTTCTTGACATAACTTATGTGATAGGTCTTACTGTAGAACCAGGTTGCTTAGATACGTTACTTAGTATCGTATTCCAAGAGGGATGTTTTTTAATTAACT